TAGTATTTTGTCTGGGTCTGTCTGGTACAACATATCCTCGTCTGTGTGCTTCGTTAATGATTGCTTGTTCTGTAGTTGCAACTGCTCCCATCGTAGTAACAAGTAATACAGTATTGTCATGTGCAATAGTGTTTGCAAGATCAATGAACTGTAGTTTCTTATCCATCTTAGCAATAAGCATAACGTCTTGAATATTGTATTCTAGAAAACGTTCATAGTCGTGATTGTAAAGTCTATCCAAACTGCCTTCGTATACAACTTTCTTCTCTCCTAATTCCATCTCACCGATGTAGTCCAGTCTGTAACTGTGCCGTTCTTCATAGTTGTATTTGCGATACAGTTGTAGATAATCCAAGTGTACCCTACCAATTAGATCAAAACTTTGACGCTCACTGCCAAATGCTTCAAATTTTCTTTCCTTTGGCATCTGCCCAAATAAGCATAGTCTACGCAATTCGCTTTTGCCAAGTATTTTTGTGATGCGGTTCACAGTGTAAGGAATATCATAACCCTCACTGTTCCAACCACTCAGTATGTCAGCATCGCCAATAAGATCCAAGAACACATTTAACATTTCTGCTTCGTCTTTGAATAACATCACTTCTGAATGTTTACTTGCAATGTTTTGTGCTTGTTGCCAGTCCAATGTCTTTGGGGGAACACTCAAACATACCATTGCATCCATCCAGTCTAAATACACACCTATTGCTGTGATAGGCATAGTTGCTTCTTCTGGGGTAGCAAATCCGTGTACTGGATCAAAGTCTACCTCAATATCAAAAAATGCAGTGTGTAGTTTTGGAGCATCAACATTTAGATAATGTTTTTCCAAGGTTTTGTTGACAGGCTTGATATCAGTTTCGTATAGTTTTCCGCTAGATTTGTTTATAGCAACATTCTTTCTGAACTCTTTTAGAGATTTACAACGTACTTCTGTGACAGTATCACCAAAAACACTTTTGGTTCTACCTCGAGGGTCTGAATAATAAAAGTTATACTCGGGATTGAGTGTAACTAATCTGCGTTCACCGTTAATTCTTTCAGATACAAAAATTTTGTCTTTAACAGTGTCGTGAAATGCATCCACGTAACTCATAAACTTTCTCCAGTGTCACTTGCGGCTGACACAATGCCAATATTAATAATTATCAGTTTAAAGGGTTCTGCCAGTAACTTCTAGGATTGTTTCCAACTCATCGAAGTTATCTCGCTCATCTGTAAACTTAGCCTTGTGAGCAACTTTTACTGCTTTCATTAAAATACCAGGCTTGAGGTCCATCTCTTCTGCTATTGCTTTTACAGTATCACGCAAACCTTCGTTCAGTGACTCTACTTCGTGAAGGACTTGATCTCCTTCCTGAATAAGTTTTTTAAGTCTTGCGATTTCTTCTTGATTAAATGTTTTGTTAAATGCCATGTTAGTCCTTAATTCGTTAATATATTTAACTTCAATGACCTATTATATAACATTAATTTGGCTAAGTCAAGTGATAAATACATGTAGCACAGTAACAGAGTTTTGTAGGAGAAACGATGGCAGAAACAACAGAAAGAGTAAGTTCTGGCAATGTAGAAATAGATGTAGCCAAGTACACCGAAATGGTTTTGAAATTGGACGAAGCCCAAGACAAAATCAAAGAGATGGAAAAGTTATCCAAAGAACTACAGATTGCTACTGCGGCGGCGAAGCCCAAAGAGAAGTTTTCATTTGGTGCTTTGTTCAGAGATGAAAATGATATCAATGAAAAATCAATCATTGGTTTTGCATCATTTATGATGATGTTGGCATTTGGTATTGTTGATTTAGTAACTGGTTTTTGGGGAATGGATTTAGCAATTTCCGATACCATTTACACATCTTTCGTTGTGGTAACACTTGGTAGTTTTGGTATTGCAGAAGCCGGAAAAGCATTCGGAAAGCAGTAAAAACCGAATAAGTATAAGATATGATCGATAAATTTTTAAGATGGCACATGGGATACCTTGAGGATCTCAGAGTAAAATGGAACTTTAGCCAGTATGGTTGGTTATGGTTAGCATATACTAAAGGTTTAATTTTTGGTGCCTTCTTAATGTGGATTTTATAATGTTTACCAAACACTTTGCAAGAATAGTAACCAGAGAAGAACTTGATGATCAAGATGTCATTGAGTATTTTGATATAGTACAAAGTGTGGTTGCAACCAAACTGCTGATTGCGTTTGATGATGGCAAAGACAAAGTTGGTATCGAAGTTATATCTTATACTGATGAAGACGAAGAAGGTGCTCTTTGGATTTACGAAATAGTTTTAGACGAAGAAATTACACCTGAAGAAGGCGATGAAATTGCAGAAGTATTGTTCGATTACTTTGACGACATGCAATTCAGTTTTGAAGCAAGTATAGAGATATAATTTATGACAAATCCATACCCTAAAGAACCTGACCTCAGAAATTTACACAATGCAATGGACTTTAATAGTCAGGGATTACCTGTTGTCAGAACACTGGCAACCGCTCAAAGTTCAACAACAGATGCCAGTATAGATGGGTTTGGTAGACAACGTGTAGCACAACCATTTACACTATTTGACGCACAATTAAAATACACTAAACGTGAAGATTTATTTGATGAAAGTTTAACAGGTAATGCCAGTACAACATATCAAATAAATGAAAGCAGTTTGGATTTGGAAGTAACAACTACTAATGGTGATCATGCTGTCAGAGAAAGTAAAAATGTATTTCCATATCAACCAGGCAAAAGTTTACAAATTTTAGCAACATTTGTAATGGACGCAGGACAATCAGGTTTAACACAATGCGTGGGTTATTACAACACTCAAAATGGCATCTTCTTTATGAACAAAGATGGTGTTAATTACATTGTTCGCAGAAGTTATACAAGTGGCTCAGCAGTTGATGAAGAAATTGCACAAAGCAGTTGGAATATAGACAAACTTGATGGCACCACAGCAAGTGGTGTTGACATTGACATAACTAAAGCACAGATACTATTCATGGATTTGGAATGGTTAGGTGTGGGGCAAGTTAGAGTGGGTTTTGTTATTGATGGTAATTTCTACACTGCTCATGTTTTCCAACATGCTAACATTTTAGACAAAGTGTATATGACTACTGCTGTATTACCAGTAAGATATGAAATACAAAATACTGCTGACACAGTAGCAAGTAGCACAATGAAACAGATTTGTAGCACTGTGATATCGGAAGGAGGCTATACTCAAAATACTCCTATTAATTTTGTAAGCAATGGTGTTAATGGACAAAACCTTACTACAAAAGGATCAGAATATCCTCTTATCAGCATCAGACTTAACAGCAGTAGATTAGACAGTGTTGTGGTTGTTAGAAAATTAGAAATGTTGATTCTATCTAACCAAAACGTTCTTTTTAAATTGTTACTAAATCCCACGGTCACACTAAATGGTACCAGTTGGGTAACACACAGCAATGGCATTGTGGATTATGTGCTACATGATATCAACAGTGGTGGCGGTAATGTTCCTGACACGTTTAGTGGTGGCACAGAGATCACTGGCGGTTGGTTAAGCACAGACAGTGGAACAGCAAGTTTAGACAGCAGTCTAGTCATACAACTGGGAAGATTTTTAGATGGTACCAGTGATATAATCACAGTGGTAGCCAGTCCTGCTAACAATGGTGTTAATGTTTCAGCACTTTTAGGCTGGGGCGAACTTGTATGATCGTAGAAGTTCACTATACTGGAGATCAGTATGTGGCATATGATGATAAAGGCAACAGAATTACTGATAGAAACATTCTTAATGAGTTGGCATTCATTCAGCCACCGGGTTTCAAAAGTGTTTACAAAATAGAAGTTGACATAACCGAAAATCCTGTTATACTTAACGAATTAGATATAAATATCAACGTTAATACACAGGATAAAAATGGCATTTAACAAAACTTTTAACCAAGAAGAAATCGCAAGATTAAAAAAATTAATTCAAGAGGGAGACCAAGTTCTATTTGAAGTCGAAGCATTGAATGAAGGACTCCGAGATACTGTAAAGGCTATAGCAGAAGAGATGGAACTAAAGCCCAGTATATTAATGAAGGCAATTAAAATTGCACACAAAGCCAAGTTCACTGATGAACGTGATAACTTTGATGAGTTGGAAACAATTCTAGAAGTTGTTGGTAAAACCTTATAAATTACATTGACAGAGGCCACGAAATACTGTATAATACAGTAATAGAGTATAGCCTATGAGTTATGTAGACGCATTTCATGATCAGACAAAAGACGTAATCACAGTCGTTGAACGTGTGAATGGCGAACGTGTCATCAAAGAACTCAAACCCACATACAATTTCTATTACAAAGACCCTAAAGGCAAACACACAAGTATATACGGCGACAAAGTTACTGAAGTTGTTTGTCAAAACCAAAAGGACTTTAAAAAGAATGTGGGTATTAACAAGCATAATGGTATATACGAAAGTGATATACGTCCCATAAACAAGACACTAGCAAAATATTATAATGGTGTGGAACCACCTAAATTACAAACAGCATTTTTTGATATTGAGGTAGATTTTGATCCTAAACGTGGATACAGTAGTCCACAAGATCCTTTCACACCAATCACAGCAATAGGTGTTTATTTAGACTGGATGGATGCTATGATTTGTTTGGCTGTACCTCCCAAAACATTGAGCTGGGATCAAGCACAAGAAGTTATAAAACCTCTACCTGAAGTTATGTTGTTTAGAACAGAGCAGGAAATGTTGGATACATTCCTTACTATTATAGATGATGCTGATATTATAAGTGGTTGGAACTCGGAAGGTTATGATATTCCTTATGTCATAAACAGAATTACTAGGACTATGGGTAAAGCAGAAACAAGACGTCTCTGTTTGTTAAAAAAACTTCCCAGAGAAAGAACATTTGAACAGTATGGTAATGAAACAACAAGTTATGATTTAATTGGTCGTGTACACTTAGACTATTTGCAACTGTATAGAAAATATAACTATGAGGAAAGGCATAGTTATCGTTTAGATTACATTGGTGAAATGGAAGTAGGCGAAAAGAAGGTTGTATATGAAGGTAGTTTAGATAGGCTTTACAATCATGACTTCCTAAAATTTTTAGAATACAATATACAAGATGTTATGTTGTTAGCAAAAATGGATAAAAAACTGCAATTTATTGATTTGGCTAACACTATTGCTCATGATAATACAGTACTATTGCCAGTTACAATGGGTGCAGTAGCAACAACAGAACAAGCAATTATCAATGAAGCACACAGGCGTGGTATGGTAGTTCCAGACAGAAACAAGGCGGCGGAAAAAGACACAGCCGCAGGTGCTTTTGTGGCAACACCTAAAAAAGGCTTTCATGAATGGATAGGTTCCATGGACTTAAACAGCCTATACCCCAGTGTATTCCGTGCATTGAATATGGCTCCTGAAACTATTATAGGGCAACTGCGACAAGACTACACAGAAGAAGAAATCACAAATTCACAAAGGTTAGAAAAGAAAAGTTTTGCTGATGCTTGGGCTGGCAAGTTTGCTAGTAATGAATTTGAATTTGTAAAAAATAAAGATGTAGATCATGTAATGAAATTGGACATGGAAGATGGCAGTACACATGAAGTTACTGGCGCTGATGTCCATAATTTAATTTTTAACAGTGGCCAGCCCTGGAATATTAGTGCTAACGGAACAATATTTAAAACAGACTTTCAAGGGGTTGTGCCAGGGTTATTAGAACGTTGGTATGCAGAACGTAAAGAATTACAGGCCAAAAAGAAAACTGCAACTACAGACGAAGAAAAATTATTCTGGGATAAAAGGCAGTTGGTTAAAAAGATTAATTTGAACAGTTTATATGGTGCGATATTAAATCCAGGTTGTAGGTTTTATGATAAACGTATTGGACAAAGTACAACTCTCACAGGTAGAAGTATCACAAAGCACATGGCGGCAGAAACAAATAAAATGCTAACTGGTGAATATGATTACGAGGGCGATTGTGTGATATACGGTGACACTGACTCTGTGTATTTTACCGCCGTTCCTGCTCTCCCAGAAGGAGAAACATTGGATATGGATAAAGCAATAAATCTGTATGATCATATATCTGATGAAGTTAGTTCTACATTTCCTAAATTTTTAAAAGATACATTTAATGTTCCACTAGAAGCAGGACAAGTTATGCAGGCCGGTAGAGAGGTAGTTGGTCGTGCTGGATTGTTTATTACTAAAAAACGTTATGCTATACAATGTTTGGATATAGAAGGATATCAACCTGAAGGCGGTAAACTCAAAGCAATGGGTCTTGATCTCAAACGAAGTGATACACCTGAATTTATACAGGACTTTTTAGAAGAACTTTTAGTTGATTCTCTTAATGGTTTGAGCGAAGATCATATTATACAAAAAATTGTGGAGTTTAAGGAATACTTTAAAGGATTAGAACCTTGGAAAAAAGGTATGCCTAAACGTGCAAACAATGTAACAATGTACACAATGAAAATTAATCAACAAGCAAAGGTTCCTGAAAATTACAGATTACATAAACTGGAATCTGTTAAAAATGAAAAACAAAATAATATGGTTCCAGGACATGTAAGAGGAAGTATTAACTGGAATAATTTAAAACAAGCAAATAGTGATCAATACAGTCTGCCTATTAATGATGGTATGAAAGTTATTGTTTGTAAATTAAAAAATAACCCTATGGGTTATACAAGTGTAGCATATCCAACAGACGAACTCAATTTACCCAAGTGGTTTAAGGAGTTACCTTTTGATGAAGAAGGCATGGAAGAAAGTGTATTGGATAAAAAGATTGAAAACGTGTTAGGTCCTATGGGATTCAATTTAGCAAAAACTAAAGAAAGCAAAACATTACAACAATTTTTTGAATTCTGATCGAAGAAAATGGACAAATATTACTTGACTTTTCTAAATAACAATGTATAATAGAAGTGTATTCTTGGAGAAAAATAAATGGCAATAAAAGATATATTTAAAGATGTACTTAAACACACACATGGTTTGGGTATTTTTGAAATGGTTAAAATTACAGGTGTATTGGAATCTACTGAAATTGAAACAGTTGATCCTGATAAAACTGTAATTGTAAAAGCAGAAACACATACACCTGTTCCTGACTTTGTTGATTCAACTATTGGATTAAGTAGAATGGGTGTGTTACAGGGATATTTACAATATCCTGGATTTGATGATGAAGGTGCTAAGGTTGAAGTTCTTAAACAAGAACGCAATGAAGAAACAGTACCTACAGAAATTAAATTCACAAGTGCTGATGGTAATGATGCTAATTATAGATTTATGTTAGCAGATGTTATTAATCAACAACTTAAAAGTATTAAATTTAAAGGTGCTGACTTTGATATTAATATCGTTCCTACACAAAAGAACTTAAAAGACTTGGGTTACTTTAACAGTGTATTAGGAGCATATGAAACCAACTTTGCACCTAAAACTGATGGCACACAATTATTCTTTCATATAGGTGATGGAACCAGTGACAGAACAAAGATTCTTATTAGTAATGATATTGATGGTAGTATTACTAAGGATTGGAGATGGCCATTAGATATAGTATTAAGAATTTTAAAATTAAGTGATTCAGGTAATTGCGTTATGAGTATTAATGATCAGGGTCTATTACAAATTGTGGTAGATAGTGGTTTAGCAAAATACACATACTTATTACCAGCAAAAAGTTAAGAGAGACACATGACAGACTTCAGTAAACAAACACAAGACTATGCATTATATCTACCTGCCATTAGTGCATTCTATACACGGCAGTTAGCAAAATATTTAGCAGAGCCAGAAACAAGAGTACCTGATGGTTTTGAAAAAGGTTTACAGGGTCTAAATTTTTTACAGGAAGATAGTTACTATTACTATCCTTTTGGATTGTATTCGGCAGGTCATGCTCAGTTAGATTTGGATAAAACTGATATACATGAAGCAATGATACAAAAAAGAGACAGAAGTAAAACCGTTATACTTGGCGACTCAGGTGGTTTCCAGATTGCAAAGGGTGTTATAAAACTGGATTGGGAAGATGCTATCAATCCTACAAGTGAAGCCAGAGAAGCCCTGTGTGAAAAGATGTTACGTTGGTTGGAATACACAGCAGACTGGAGTATGACATTGGACTTTCCTGCTTTTGCGGCTATTCCTCCCTACAACAAAAAGACTGGTTTAACAGATGTTAAACAAACAATAGATATGAGTTTGTATAACTTGGATTACTTTGTTAGAAACAGAGTACCAGGTGCTACAAAATTCTTAAATGTTTTAAGTGGTGCAGATGAGCAAAGTTCACAAGAATGGTTTGACTTAGTTGTCCCATTTAGTGATCCTAAGTTTGTTAAAGAAAACTATGGTGACGAAGCCAGAACATTAGAAGGTTATGCAATGGCTGGTGTTAACATAGGACAAATGAGTTTACTGCTTAAAAGAATATTACAATTACGTGAAAGAGGCCTACTGGAAAACAAAGGATGGATTCATTGTCTGGGTACAGGTAAATTACATTGGGCATGTTATTTGACATCAATTCAAAGAATGTTGCGTAAGCATGATTCTCCTAATATACAAGTTAGTTTTGATGCGGCATCGCCCTTTGTAAACACAGCCTATGGTCAGACTTACACATACAACTACTTTGATAAAAAACGTTATGGCTACATGATGGATAGAGCAATAGATAACAAAGATCTAAAAGGCTCTAAAATGCCAATGCCGTTTAAAAGTCCTATAATGGATAGACTTACTGTTGGTGATATATGTGTAAATGGACACGGTGACTTAAACAAACAGGGTAAAGAAACTTCAACAAGTTGGGATACCTTAAGTTATAGTTTATATATGTCACATAGTGTACACAATCATATTGATGCATTCTTAGAAGCAAACAGACTTGCTGATGTAGAAAAACATAGAAGTAATTGTGATTTTAGACAGTGGAAAAAAGATAAGAAATCGTCAAGTACAAATGACAGAAGTCCACATGTTCCAGGTATTATTTTAATGTTTGATAATTTTGTACAAGAATTGTTAGATCCTGCAAATCCAGATCCATTTAAAATGTTAGATGAAAACAGAATGTTTTTAGATGATATTACACAAAATGGTTGGACTGCTGGTAAAAGTAATA